GCAGGCATTTAAGGACCGCGTCCACGCCATCGCCGCGAACTACGCGGAAGCTATGAAGGTTTACGAGGACCTTTATAAAGAGCTTGACGGGGCGGACACCACGACGCTGGCCGGCGCTATTGCAGGGGCCAGCCAGGAAAGCATCGACCTGCTGGCAGGCCAGACGAACGCCGTCCGGGAAAACCAGGTTACAAGTATAGACCTACTTAGGGAGCAGCTTATCCACCTGGCCAGCATAGACGCCCGCGTCGGCGAAGCGAACGCCATTATTCGGGACATTTATAACGAATTACGGGGCGCGCCCAGCCTTGACCGCGAACTGCGCGCTTCCGGTTATACAGGAGACTAAAAAAATGAGCATTAACAAGGAATTAGCAAGGGCGGCGAAGGCCGCCGGCGTATGCCAGGAATGGCACGAACGGATCCTTTGCACGGAAACAATAGAAGGGCTGGCCGCGCTATTCTTTAACGGCATAGACTTCTGCCTGAGCAAGGGCGTCCCGAGCCTTGAATATTTGCGGAACCTTCCGCGGGACGTAAGAAACGCCGTAAATATTTACGTAGACGAAAAGGGGCTGCGCCTGGGTAACACCGGCCGCGCCGCCTTTTTCGGGGAGACGGACGCGGTGGCCGTTTATAACGGCTATCAGCCCGCCCTGCTTTACGCCACAGGCGACACCCGGCTGCACATTCTGGCGACCGGGAACGCCGTAGTTACCCTGGACGCTTTCGACCGTTCCCGCGTAACCGTTGAAGCCAGGGACTCCGCCCGCGTTACCGTATTCCAGTACGAAGGGGCATCCGTTGAAACCATAACCGGCGAAAACCCGGGGACGGTTAAAGTCGTAGTTAAACACAAAAAAACATACTAACAATGGCCACCAGAGAAGAAAATATTATTTTGAACCTGCCCTTTGACGAAGCGCAGGGATCAACAACGGCGTATGATTATAGCCGCGGAAGGCACGACGCCACCCTGACGGGGGCGAACTTTGTACCGGGCCGCCAGGGCAACTGCATCGAATTCGACGGAGCAGGCCGGGCGGAGATTGAAACGGACTTTGTGCCGCTTACTTCCAACTTTACCCTCACCGCCTGGATCCGCCGCAAGCAATACCCGGACGGCTATACAGGCGCGAAAATAGGCGTATTTTTCAACTGCCCGGGTGTTAATAACTTCCGGGAAGCCTGGTACGACGTAAACCCGGAAACGTGGGGCTTCTGGGCCATAGTAAAGAACGGGCGCGAAGTAAGCGTTTACCTTGACACGCAGCTGGTCGGAACGCTAAGCCTTCCTTCCAACCCGGAAGGCTTTAGCATCCTTCAAGACATTTACGGCACGGAATACGGGTACGGATGCCTGGACGAAGTAAAGATTTACGACGCAGCGCTGACACAGGAAGAAATTACGGAGCTTATCAGCACCGCCACCTCCCTGGAATACTACCTTAACGGCGTAAATTTCAAAGACCACGGGGTCCGCGTATCTTCCAGCAACGGCATCCTGGACCGCCCGGCGACAAAGAAGCCGTACAGCGTAGACTGGCCCGACGAACACGGGGAAATAGTAGATCTTTCCCGCCGCCGCTTTGAGCCGCGCGAAATCACCCTTTCCTGCTTTATTCAGGCGAAGGGGAAAATAGACTTTGTTACGAAGCTTAACGCCTTCCTTGCGCAGTTTGACGGAGACGGAACGCAGCGCCTTATGATTGACATCCACCCGACAAAGCCGCTCGTTTACGAGGTTTACCTGCCGAACGCCGTAGCTATTTCCAAGCGCTGGAACGACAGCCTTATGGTCGGAACGTTCACGCTTAAGCTAAAGGAGCCGGAACCGGTAAAGAGGGTGGTCCGACACCAGAGGACCAGCAGCACAACGGCGACGCTTTCCATCACCCTGACAACGCCCAAGCTTATGACCATATACTGGGGCGACGGAACGGCCACCTACGACGTCGCCGGCGAAGGCGTAACCGTAACGCACGAATACCAGGAAGAAGGGATTTACTACGCTATTGTGGCGGGCGTAATTGAAGAAATTACAGACTTCGAGACAAACGGAATCGTCGTATGGACCAAATTATAATAATTCACAAAGACGGAACGACCCTGCCGCTCATGCGGCGGGGGGCCGTTTCCGGCGTTACCAGCGCCAAGCAAAAGAAAGCTTTTGCAGGGGCGGACACCGTAACGCTGACCATAGAGAGCGCCCTGCCCCTTGACTTCCAGCTGGGGGACAAAATAGTCGCTTTCAGCGGGGAAACGTACACGCTTAACGCCCTGGCCCCGGTCAAGAAGATAGGCCCGCGGCGCTTTGAATATACGCTTACTTTGGAGGGCCGGCAATATGAGCTGATAGACGCCCAATGGCTGCTCCCGGACGGCTTGATGCTTGACAGCTTTACGGGGACCCTTGCGCAATTCGCCGCCATTCTTATCAGCAACGCGAACCGCCGGCAGCCAGGCCGCTGGGTCCTGGGGACCGTTCCAGCCGAAAGCGACTACAAAACGCTGACCTATTCCGGAAAGAATTGCTTAGAGGTCCTGTGGGACCTTTGCAGCCAGTACGGGGTGGAAAGCGAGATTATAGAGGACGCCCAGGCCGGAACCCTTACTTTGCACTTCCGGAACGTCGGCCAGGTATTCCCGTTTACGTTCAAATACGGGCGCGGCGGCGGGCTTTACAACCTGGAACGCAAGGCGGTCACAGGTACGAACGTAATAACGCGCCTATACGTTTACGGCGGGAATAAGAACCTTCCGTCCGGCTACCGGTATAACCGGCTATGCCTTCCAGCGAAGCAGAAAAACGAGAGCTACATCGAGGATCCGGACGCCGTAGCAAGATACGGGATCCGGGAAGGCCGTAAGGAATATAACGACATTTTCCCGCAGCGTTACGGCGGAGTTACAGCCCTGGGCGCGGACGTTCTTAGCTTTGTAGATAATACGATGGACTTCGACCTGAACGAGCGGGACCAGGAGGGAAACACCAAGTGGCTCCGGGACGGCATGCCGGCAAAGGTTCAGTTCACGACGGGCCAGCTGGCCGGCTATTCGTTTGAGCTTCAAAGCTACGACCATGCCACAAAGACGATCCGAATAAAAGCCTTCCAGGACTCCAGCGGCTACACTTTCCCGGACGCAGCAAGCGCCGCCCGGCAATTCGCCGTCGGGGATAAGTATTTTTTCACGGAGATACAGCTGCCCCAGAGCTACGTGGACGCGGCCGAAAACGCGACGCAAGCGGCCGGCGCGGCGGACTACAACAAGACGAAAGCCCCGCAAGCCAGCTATGCCCTGGACCTTGAAAAACTTTTCCTTAAGCAATTCGCAGGCGAAGGGACGGAAGCCGCCCTTTTCCAGCCGGGCGACTATTTGACCGTACAGGACGACGACCTGGGGGTGGAGCGCAGCATCCGCATCAAGGAATTAACGCGGGACCTTTTGGATCCGTACAAATATTCCGTAACGCTTTCCGACACAGCCGCCCGGGCTTCCAGCCTGGTGCGCACTATTGCAGACGTAGAGGACCTAAAAGAGATCATCGAAATAAACCAGCTTAACGACCCGCAGAAGGCCCGCCGTAACTGGCGCGCCACGCAGGACGTCCTCTCCGCCGTATTCGACCCGGAAGGCCACTATTACAGCGAGAAAATACGCCCGCTTTCCATTGAAACGACGATGCTGGCCGTGGGAGCCAAAAGCCAGCAGTTCACGCTGGCCGGCATAACCTTTGAACCGAACTATAACGGGGACGCGAACGCGATCGCTTCAAGCGCCGGCGTTCTGGTACACTTCGCCATCGAGGAAACCATCAGGACCTGGGCGCTGGCCGGCGTTTCCGTTTCAGGACTTGCGGCGGGAACTATTTACTACGTATACGCCCGCTGCAGCAAGACCGGCACGGCGGGAAATATTGTAATAGACGCCACGCAGCGCATGGCGGACGCAGATCCGACGTACTACTATTTTCTTATAGGCACACTTTCCAGCGTCATAACGGACTCCGGCGGAGCCAGGGGCGCGCGCGTTCTTTCCCTTACTTACGGAAGCAGCACCGTGAACGGCCGCTTTATTACGACCGGCCGGATCCAGAGCAGCGGCGGAAGCCCTACGTATTTCGACCTGGATAACGGCGAAATCGGCGGAAAAATCAAGTTCACGGCGGCGGACGGAACCAGCAAGAACGTAGCAGACCTGGACACCATAGCGAACGACGCGAAGGACTATATAGACAACACCCTGCCGGGCATCCTTTCGGATATTCAGGCGCAGCTGGACGGGCAGATCGAACAATTTTTTGAGACCTACGACCCGACAACCAGCAACCTGCCCGCAAGCGGATGGAGCGCCCAGGAAAAGGAAAACCACCTGGGGGACCTTTTCTATAACACCGCAAACGGCAAGGTCTTCCGCTGGGTAAAGGAAAACGGGGCCTACAAGTGGCAGGAATTGAGCGACGCGGAGGTCGCCCAGGCCTTGCAGCTTGCGAACGACGCCCTGGACCTTGCGCGCGAAAAGCGCCGTATTTTCGTAACTCAGCCGGTCCCGCCCTACGAGGTCGGCGACCTTTGGGTCCAGGGTTCAGGCGGGG